CTCGTGCTGCTGATCGTCTGGATCACGGGCGCGTTCGTGTTTCCAGTCGGCGGCGGGCTCATTCATCTGCTGCTCGTGATCATCCTCATCGTGATCGTGGTGCGGCTGCTCCAGGGGCGGAACGTCGTATGAGCAAGGCCTTCGTCGTGTGGGACGGGCTCGCTGAGTACAAGGAAGAGCTCCGCCAGTTGCCCGCGGCGTGTCTCGGTGAGGGGCGGCACGCCGTCGAGGGTGGCGTGAACGGCGCGTATGTCGCCATCAGCACGGTTTACGGCGCGCACCGCGTCACGGGCACGCTGCAGAAGCGGTTGAAGATCACGCCGCTGAAGGTCAGCGGTCAGTACTCGACGGGCCTGGTGCTGACGAGTGGCTCGCCGATCGCCGTGTTGTTCGACCGTGGGAGCCAGGCCCGTCATTACGTGACCGTGAACGGCGTGGACCACGTCACGGGTCGGATGCCGCCGAACCCGATTTTCACGAGCTCCGTCGCGAAAGCGAAGCGCGAGATCGTCGCGAAGCTTAAAGAGATTGTGCTCAGACGCGGGGCAGTAAGTGTGACGGAGACGTGAGCGTGGTCGACTCCTCCGACATCGACGCGGCCTTGACGGCGAAACTCCTGGCCGACACGACGCTGATGGCGATTGCCACGGACGGGGTGTTCATCGACGAGGCGAGTCCCGGCGCGACGAAGTTCGTGATCATCTCCCTCGCCGACGAAGTCGACGTCGCCACGTTCGGCGGGCGGGCCTACGAAGACGCGCTCTATCTCGTGAAGTTCGTCGCCCTCTCGACCGTGGGCGCGAATGTGAAAGCCGCGGCGGCGCGGATCGACGTGCTGCTCGAGAACGGGACGATCACCGTGGCGGGTTACACGCGAATGACCGTGCACCGTGAAGCGCGGCTCCGACAGACGGAAGTCGACGCACTGGATCCCTCGATTCGCTGGTTCCACCGGGGCGGGCACTACCGGGCGCAATTCTCCATCACGTAATCGATCTGAAAGGCAGGGCAGCATGGCGATTCTCTCCGGCCGACTGGGCACCATCAAGTACGACCCCGCCGGCATCACGCCGGTCGCGCTCGTCAGCGTCAACGCGTGGAAGCTGTCCCTGAAAACGGGCAAGCAAGACGTCACGTGTTTTGGCGACGCGAACAAGGTCTATGTCCCCGGCCTCGCGGACATCTCCGGCTCGATCGGCGGGTTCTGGAACTCGACGAACGTCGTGCTCTTCGCGGCGACGCGCGCGACGGTGCCGGGCCTGCTCGAGCTCTCGCCCAACTCCAGCGAGCCGACCTTCAAATTCTCCGGCCTCGCCTATCTCGACGCCGACCTCGATTGCAGCGTGGAGTCCGCGCCGAAGGTGTCCGGCACCTTCATGGCTGCGGGTCCATGGACGGAAGCCCCGTAGGGCGCCGTCGTTGTTTCGCCATCTCCGCCTGAGCGGCACCACGGGCGCGATCCTGTGGGGCTACCGCCAGGCGGCCACCTTGCGCACCTGGACGATCCGCAAGGACGCCCAGGACCGCTGGACGCTGTCGGCGACGTGCGTGCGGGCGGAGCCCTTTCAGTTGCGCCAGCGCCCGCTGCTGTTTTCGGCACCGCGCACCGGCGGGTTCTGGGCGTGGGGGATCGAGTCGATCGACGTGGGGACGAATCAACTGGTCGCGAAGCTGGGGCCACCGGAGCAGTAATCAAAGGAGACGAGCCGAGTTATGGGATCACGTGTCGTCCGCCCGGACACCAAACGCCTCACCATTTCAAACGGAGACTGGCTGCTCGTCAAGAAGCGGCTGAATCACGGCGAACAACAGGAAGCCTTCGCGTTTCTCTATACCGCGACGGAGTTCGGATCGCGCCTCAATCTCCGGCTCGTCGGGATGGGACGCGTGCTGGCCTTCCTCGTCGACTGGTCCCTAACCGGCCTCGACGATGAACCGCTCGAGATTCGCGGCAAGTCGCTCGATGAAGTCGCGGCCGTGTTGAACTCCATCGATGGGGAGTCCGTTCAGGAAATCATCGCCGCCATCGACGCGCACGAACTGGCGATGGCCGCCGAACGCGAGGCCGCAAAAAACGGGACGGGTGGCGCGATCGGATCCGCAGCGATCTCGCCATCGCCCTCCGCTGCGGTTGGCGCGTCGACTGGGTCCGTGAACTAAGCCTGGACGATTACGAGGTGCTGCTCGAGATGTTGACGGCGGCGGACAAGGAGACGGCGTAAATGGCCGGCATCTCTGCCAAGTTTGAGGCGGACTTCTCGCAGTTCGTCGAGCAGGCGCAGAAGGCGAACAAGTCCCTCAGCGATATCGAGGGCACGTCGAAGTCCGTCCGGTCGGCCGTCGACACCATGATCTCCGGGGCGGAGAGCCTCGCCGGCGCGTTCGGCATCGCGTTCTCGGTGGGCGCGATCGCGAACTTCGTGACAGACCTGATGCATTCCACGGCCGCCCTGCAAGAACTCTCGAGGGCGACGGGCGTGTCGGCGGACGATCTCCAACGGTTCCAATACGTCGGCAAAGAGTTCGGCGTAGACCTGGAAACGATGTCGCACGGCGTCCAGCAGCTCAGCGCGAGACTTGCGAGCGGCGATGCGAGCGCGACGCGGGCCGTGCAGATGCTGGGCCTGAGCGTGAAGGATCTGATTGCGGCGGGCCCGACGGAAGCCTTTCTGCAAATCGCCGAGGCGACTGGGCGCGTCCAGGACCCAATGATGAAGGGCGCCCTTGCGACGGACGAGTTCGGGGGCAAGCTCGGCAAACTCCTGATCCCGATGCTCGGAGAACTCCGGCAGAAGTTGTTGGAGGTTCCCAAGGTCGCCCTCATCAGCGACGAAAACATCGAGAAGGTGAACACCTTCGAGACGAGGGTCGCGCACCTCTTGCTGACCCTGAAGTCGCTGTCCTTGCTCGGCCTCGCCGACTTCGCGAAGTTCGGTGTCTTCAATCCGGATTTGATCTCCCCGAAGTTCCTGGACAACTTAAAAACCGTCAGGAAGGACATCACCCTCGTCTCCGAGGCCTTTGTCGGGCCGGTGCTGACCAACGCGCAGTTGTTCGCGAACCGCCTCGACACGCTGACCAGGCAATACATGGAGCCGCTCACGGGGGCGCAGCAACATTTGGTCGATGTCGGGACGAAGCTCGGCCTCTCGCAGAAGGACATCGCGGATTCCATCAACGCCAGCGAAGGGGCCGTGCGGCACTACACGACCGCCCTGAAAGACGCGGATGCGGAATTCGAGCAGATGGCGAAGGCGCAAGAGGCCCGCGACAAGATCCTCGTGGAGGGCGCGACGCTCGCGGACAAGGCCTGGACGGAGTATTTCGCCAACGCCGCGACCCTCTACGCGAGCGATACCGACAAGGCCAGGATCGCCGCCGATACGAAATATGCCCTTGCCGTCAAGGAAGCGCAGGACAAGGGCATCATCGACGTCGGGTATTACAACGCGCTGTGGAAGCAGAGGGATCTGGACGTCGCCAAGGACTTCAAGGCCCGCCTGGACAGCGACACGAACAGCCACGACCACTACACCAAGATCGCGAAGGATGCCCAGGACTACTACGAGTTCGTCAAGGGGCAGGGCGATCGCTATTCGCAGGAGTTCATTGAGCAGCAGCGGCTAATCGCCCAAGCGGCCACGGATACGGCCGTGATGTGGGGCCTGAACACGCAGGCGGCTGCGGCGACCGCCGTGGCGGCGATCGGGACCGTCACCTCCGCCTACTACGCGGCCATTGATGCGGCGGCCACGCTTGCGGGCGTCGTCTCCGTCGGCAACCGCGCGGCGGGCATCGGGGACGCCGGCTACTCCACCAGTTCGTTCGGCCTCGGCGGACTCTCGAACGGCGGGCTTCACCCGCTGCGCGGTGCCGGCGGGCCGGTCTCCTCAGGCTCGTCGTATATCGTCGGGGACACGGGCCCTGAACTGTTCACCCCGGGCGCCAGTGGCTTCATCACGCCGCGGGGCGGCGGCACCGTCGTTACGAACAACATCTATGTGAACGGCACCGCGGCCGAGGTCGCCCAGAAGGTCGCCGCCGAGATCATGCGGACGTTTAGCGCGGGCACCAAACGCTGATGCCGACGCAACCCGCGGTCCTCGGCACGGCGCGGCTCGGCAACTTCCGCCTGGGCTACGAGCCTGCCGCACTCGTCACCGTGCGGCGTGCGCACGTGTCGATTCTCCTGGCCGGCGTGGCCGCCCAAGTACGCATCGCGGGCCTGACGATTCGTGACTTACTGAACGACGCGCCGAACACCGCCACGCTCACGATCGATGACGCGACGCCGCCCACCGTCGAGCAGAGTCTGCGCATCACGGTCAACAGCGATACACCGCGGCTGCTCTTCGCGGGCAACCTCCAGACGGTCGGGCTCAGTTACGAAGGCCTCCCGGCACAACGCGTCTGGCCGAGCAGCGCGATTGATACGACCGCGCAGGCGAATCGGCGCCGGCCGTTCGGGACGTACGTCAGCGTCTCGGCCACGACGATCGCCCAGGCGCTCGTGAGCGGCTACGCGCCGGCCTTCTCGACGACGAATATCGCCGCCGCCCTACCGGCCGTGTCGATCATCTTCGACGGCTCGGAAGATTGGATCACGGCCCTGGCGCGGCTGGCGAAAGCCATCGGCGGGTACTGCAAAGTCGAAGACCTGGACGCGTATCTCTTCCTCACGGACACGACCGATCCCCCCGACGCGATTGACAACACGGCCGGACGGTTTCTGGACGACCCGCCAATTACGATGACCCGTGACGTGTCTCAACTGCGCACGCGCGTCTGTGGGAAGGGGCACGGCGAGAAGACCTTGGTGGACGTCGCCGCCGGTGAAACGACGATCCCGATTGCCGATGCCGTGATGTTCAATCCGGCCGGCGGCAAGGCGATCATCGGCACGACACCGGACGGCGCGCAGTCGCAGATCGTCGATTACACCGGCGTGATTCTCGGCAGCGCGGGTGGCGTGATTGTCGGTCCGGGCGCGGCGCCGAGTACCGCGCCGTCGCTCGCGCTCGCAGGCGGGGCCGGCCTGGGTTCCGGCGTGTACCAGTACGCGTACACCATGGTCACACCGGCCGGCGAGTCGTTGCCCAGCCCGATCGCGAGTGTCACGACCGGCGCCGTCACGGCAGCGCCGACAAGCGCGATCACGGTCTCGCCACCGACCGCGGGCACACCCTTTATGGACGTCGGCACACACGACTATGTGCTGACGTTTACCACGGCTCTTGGCGAAACCACGCCCGGGCCGATCAGTGCCAGCGTCACGGCGACCGCGACCAATCAGGTCGGCGTCATCAATACGGTGCCGCTCGGGCCGGCGGGTGTCACGGGCCGCAAGATTTATCGGCGGTTCAACGGCGCGGGCACATTCAAGCTGGACCGGACCATCGCGAACAACACGTCGACGGGGCCGTTCGGGGATGGCATCGCGAATGCCGCGCTGGGCGCCGCGGCCCCCGCCGTGAATACGACCGCCGGCAATCAAGTGAGTGTGTCCGCCATCGGGATCGGCGCGTCGCCGACGACTTCGCGCAAGCTGTACCGCACGGTGGTCGGCGGGTCACAGTTGAAACTCCTGACGACGATCGCCGATGACATCACGACGGTCTATGCGGATAGTACCGCCGACGGCTCGCTCGGCGCGAATGCCCCGATCAGCGACGCGTCGGGGCTCGTGCAGGCGTACGGCCAGGTGAACGCGGGATCGACGTCGATCCTCACGACCGGCACCGGCCCGCTCCCGGCGAGTGGGTGGGCCATCACGCAGAGTGGCGATCTGTTCCGCTACACCGGCATCAGCGGCAACATGCTGACCGGTATTCCGGCGAGTGGCGTGGGCGCCTTACTGACGACGGTGTTCTATGGCGATCCGATCCTGCCGGCCCCGGCGCTCACCGGCGTCACGGGCCTCACGCTGGCCGCACTCGCCGGCACACCCGTCTCGATCTGGGTCCAGCGCGACGATCTGGCGGCGCAGGCGGCACAGGCGGCGATCGATCTCGTGAACGCGCCGCAGACGACGCCGGTC